GAGCAGATGAAAGCTGAGGCTGAGATGATGCGAGCGCAGATAGAGCAGGCCAAGCTACAGAACGAGCAGATGAAGCTACAGCTAGAAGCTCAGAAGCTACAGACGCAGATGCAAGGCGATCAGACTGAAAGCCAGATTGACTTCTTCAACGCCGAGACTAAGCGCATGGAGACTCAGATCAAGGCTCAGCAGGCAGGTGCTACGATAGACAGGACAAGCGCTCAGGCAGTAGGCGAGCAGCTCAACAACCAAGAGAAGATGGCTGACATCAGCGACAGGCAACGCGCCGAGGCCGAGAGAATGCGAGCCGAAGCTCAACGCCGAGCCATGAGGTATATGTCCGACTCTGAGATAGCGAGAATGCAGAATGGCTGAACGCAGACCAAGCGCAGGATCATCAGCTCTTAACGCCATAGCGCAGTTCAATGCTGGCGTTGTAGATAACACTCTTGGATTGCTAGACCTTGGCGCTCAAGGCGTAGCTGGCATCTCCAACATGATCACAGGCCGCAATGACCGTCCTGTCATGCTTAGCCAGCGAGCCAAGTCTGCGCTTAACGTAGAGTCAGATCCAAGTTCTCCTAGCTACATAGCTGGCTCAGTAGCGCCTGCCGTGGCTACTGGAGTAGGTGTTATGGCTAAGCAAGGCTTAACCTCTTTGCGTAACGTCTTTGGCGGCTCTACTGCTGAGCTTGGCGGCTACTTCGGCGGCGAGGCTGGCGCTCAGTTAGGCCGTGAGTATGGTGGTGATTACGGAGAGCTGGCAGGCAGCTTAGTCGGCGGCATGGCTGCTCCTAATGCTCCGAGAGCTGAGGTTATATCCGCTGGTCACGCATCTCCGCATAAGTTTGAGCGTTTCAGCATGGATAATATAGGCACTGGTGAAGGCGCTCAGGTTTATGGTCATGGGTTATATTTTGCTGAGAATCCTCGCGTAGTTGATGAGTATTTTGAAAATTTCAATGCGCCTGTTTTGCGGTTCAAGGAAAGGAATGTAGACACTCCTTACACAGCAGACCTTAGAGATAGGTTTAAAGATGTTTACGAAGGCTTGATTGACGATGACTTAACGCAACAATGGAAGTTGAATGTTTTGGACATTGCTTCTGAAGCAGGTCTAAATGCGGATGAAGTGGATGATAAGTTAGATGTTCTCATTAAGAATGTTTTTGCAGGATCTGAAACAGTACGAGACTTCTCATTTATGAAATGGGATAAATTAGGAATAGACCCAAACGAAGTATATGATTTAGCTAATAATCAATTATTACTTGATAATGTGCTTGGAGGTATTAGCCAAGCTAAAACAATGGATGATTTGCAATATGTTGTAGAAAACTATTCTCCAGATGAAATGCGCTTATACAAAAACCTTGTAGAGCCTGAATTAGCGGAGATTAGAGACAGCGCCAGTAGATATGATGTAAACCTAAACGTAGATCCTGATGAATTACTTGATTGGGACAGACCTTTAACAGAACAGCCAAGAGCTTTGAATGCCATAAAACAATTGTACTTAGATGACATGAAGAGAATAGATGCCAATTCTCCTGACGGTGAACCCAAATTATCTGAGTTATATACAAGCGTAGACGATGTAAGTATGCACGATTTAGGGCTATTTGACCGAAGCAAAGGATCTCAAGCATACAATACTATAGCTTCATCAAATATGGGCAGAGGAGCTGAACAGCTTTCTCGCAAATTAAAAGAACGTGGAATTAAAGGAATAAAATACTTTGATGGCTTTAGCAGGCTTTCTTCAAACGGCACTTTAGATGACGTATTTCAAAATCCTCAAGGTGAATGGCAAAGTAAAATAGTTGTAGGTGGTGGAACAGGAGCAACTATTTCTATGCCTTTCAAAACAAAGGAAGAAGCAATAGATTGGGCTGAAAATAAAATATCAAAAGGCACAAGAAACTACGTCATGTTTGATGACTCTCTAATAGACACTAAGCGAGTCAATGACCAGTTGGCTCCAAGCTGGATGGATCAAGGCGCTAGGATGCAGAGAGCGCAAGACCTTGGCTACGACATGGACAATGTGTTTTATCATGGATCTTCCTCTGACTTTACGGAGCTACAACCATCAACTGTAGGAGATTTAGGTGGCGGTGTTTACGTCACTCCAAACCCAGAGAAAGCTAGTGGCTATGCCGCAGTGCGTAAGTTCATGAAAAGGCAAACAAATAACGCCAGCCCGAATGTTTTGCCATTACGAGTTAAAAACAATTTGAATTACTTAGATTTACAAGGCCGAAGCATAATGCCTTTTGATGAGGCGCGAATACAAAGCCTGAAAGATCAAGGATATGAAGGAATTAGGCAATTTGACGCTGAAGGTAATGTAATTCAGATGAATGTGTTTGATCCAAAAAACATTCGCTCAATTAACGCCGAGTTTGATCCAGCTAAGGCTGACAGCGCTGATCTGCTATCAAGCAGGCAATCAGAGCGCCAAATGTCAGCATTGAGAGGAATCGCATAAAAGTTTATGGAAGCGTAATAGTGGTTCAATTCCACAGGCGATAATCTATAGGAGCCTTGCTAGGTAGCCGCTTCCGCCATATTTTAAGAAAAGTATTGCTTTTAACCAAATTGTGGTATATTTGACCACTAGCGCACTCCACGCTTTCATGGAGGCACGGAACGTCACCGTTTATTTGACGGCATTACAGTAGGTATAAGATGCAACCAGACGATATGGTCGATGAGACTCAAGATATTGAGTTTGAAGACATAGAGGATGTAGATCAGGAAACTGATTCCGATTCATCAGCGGATACTGACGAAGGTCAGGAGAAATCTACTAGACCTGTTTTTAACGAAGAACAGCAGAAGGCTTTTGACAAGGCTATGGCTGAGAAGACTTGGAAGGCGCGAGAAGCAGAGCGTCAGGCCGAGGACTATCGCAAGCGTCTTGCAGATCTTGAAGCTAGGCTTCCTAAAGAACAGCCGCCAGAAGTGCCGAACGTGCCTGACTTCTATAGTCTCTCGGATAGAGAGATACAGGAGCAGCTCCGACAGCGCGATCAGGCGATTGCCAAACGAGCTGAGTTTGATGCGCGGCAGCAGGCTATGCAAAGCCAGCAGCTTCAATTGCAACAACAGCAGCAAACAGCGGCAGTGCAAGCGCAGAATGAGAAGATTGCGAGTTACGCAGAGAAAGCTAAGAAGCTCGGCGTTCAAAGTGAGAATCTCCAAAGCGCAGCTAACAAGATAGGTCAGTTTGGAATTAACCCAATGCTGGCTAATCATCTGATTGATTTGGATGATGGAAGTCTTGGGACGTTGTACCTTGGCGAGAATCTATTGGAGCTGGACAAATTAGCCAATATGCCTGCAAGTCAGGCGCTGCTGTACTTAGATCAAGTCGTTATGCCTAAAGCTCGAAAACTTAAACCTAGTGTTAATGCCGCTCCTGATCCACTAGACACGCCGAAAGGCGCTGGGAGAAGTCCCAAGGCTGGTGGCCCGAAAGGAGCTACTTTTGAATGAATAAGGTGAAATTATCATGGCTAATAGCTTACAAAGTAACGTCACACGGAAAGTCGCTCGTGTATTCCTAGATGCATTTGAGGCTTCTCGTGTAGTAACAAAGACTGTCAACACTCAGTTGTTGTCAGGCAAGTTCAATCCTTCAAGTGGTTCAAATGTAGACTTCAAGCGTCCGCATGACTACAACACAATCCGCACTTCTGGTGGTGACATCAGCGGTTCTGATAAGTCAGACATCATTGCTGGTAAAGCAACTGGTACGGTTCAGAACTACTTCACAGCAGCTACCGAATGGGGCAACGTGGAAGAGGCTCTTGAGCTAGACCAACTCGACCAAATCCTTGAGCCTATGGCTCGCCGCATCGTAACTGACCTTGAGTTAGACCTTGGCGCGTTCATGCGTAAAAACGCAGCGTTGACCTATGGTGATCGTGGAACTGTTGTTGATGCTTGGTCAGATGTAGCTGGCGCTGGAGCCACGATGGACTCTGTTGGTGTCCCAATGGCTGACGAGAAGTATTATCTCATGAACCCATTCACCACTACTGCGCTGTCTTCGGCTCAGAATGGTTTGAATGCGTCTGACGGCCTTGTCCGTACAGCATGGGAAAAAGCGCAAATCAGCCAGAACTTTGGTGGCATGATGGCTCTGACTTCTAACGCTCTAAGCAGCTACACTTCAGGTTCAACTACTGATCGTGCAGGTACTCTGAATGGCGCGCCTAATGCGACTTATCTCGCAGCTAAGGACACCATGCAGCAGACTCTCGTTCTGGCTGGATTGGGAACTGGTACTATCAAAGCTGGCGATCAGGTAACTATTGCAGGCGTTAATCGTCTGAACGTAGCTACTCGTGAAGCTATCCTTGACAGCGCTGGCGCACAAGTTCCGTGGACAGGCACTGTACTCGAAGATGTAACTATCTCTGGCAACGCTGCAACTATTACTGTTTCAGGCGCTGCAATCTTTGAGGCTAACGGTCAGTACAACAACGTAGATGCAGCTCCTGCTGACGGTGCGGTTGTGACTATCCTTGGTGCCGCTTCAACTCTGTATCAGCCTAATATGTTCTTCACCAAGCAAGCGTTTGGTCTTGGAACTGTTAAGCTACCTAAGCTCTACTCTACTGACACTATCGCTACAACTAGCGATGGTATGTCTATCCGAGTATCTAAGTACGCAGACGGTGACGCTAACACGCAGAAGATTCGTTTTGACCTTCTGCCAGCCTATGCTTGCTTTAATCCGCTGTTTGCGGGTCAAGGCTACGGTAAGTAACCTTGTAGGATTCTGGGAGTTTCGGCTCCCAGTTTTTTATTATGGCTACTCCAAGCAAAGGTAAAGCGAAAGTAAAGGTCACTGCCACTGGCAAGAAGGTCTCCTATGGGCAGGCTGGAAAAGCCAGTGACGGTGGTTCTCGTGTACGCGCAGGCACTAGCAAAGGTGATGCGTATTGCGCGAGGTCTTTGGGTATCAAGAAACAACTATCCAAAAGACAGCAGAATGATCCCAACACGCCTAACAACTTGAGCCGAAAGCGGTGGAAGTGTAAAGGCGCAAAGTCTATGAAGAGCGGTGCTACTTATGAGTGAAGGTCTATACGCTAACATCCACAAGAAACGCAAGCGAATCAAGTCTCAGAAGGCCGCTGGCAAAACGCCTGAGCGGATGCGCAAGGTAGGATCTAAAGGCGCACCAACAGCAAAAGCCTTTAGGAACTCGGCTAAGACTGCTAAAGGAGCTACATACGAATAATGGCTACTGTCGCTCAAGTTGCAAAGTCCTCGCTACAGAGGATATTGGTACAAGCTAGTGAAGCTCCGTTAGAGCCTGACGAGTACCAAGACTTTATATTCTCTATGAATAATTACATGGCTGAGCTAGATGCCCAAGGCATTCAGCTTGGTTATACAGTTGTGTCTGACCTTGGTGATACTGTCACTATCCCAACAGGCGCACTGCGCGGACTTATCGCTAATATGGCGATTGAAGTCGCACCAGATTACAACGGAGTCATCTCTGGAGGCTTGCAGAAAGCAGCTCGTGATGGTTTCAACACAATGCGTATGCTTGGTCAAAGCATGGGCAAGACTAGATTTCCTTGTACGCTTCCTGTTGGTTCTGGTAACGAAGACAATGACTTCGGCATGAATGGTCATTTCTATCCAGATCAAGAAGCGGCAATCCTTGCAGAGACAACTGGCGCTATAGCCTTGGAGGTCAACACCAATGGTTAAAAGAGCGGATGGACGTAAGAAGTCGGACTTTGTAGCACAGGATACTGTCCTTGCTAACTCGTTCATGGATTACTTTGTCAACAACACTAACTATAGAATCAGCTATCAGAGTTTGGTTGCTGGCCTTGGTGTTACTGGCAGTATTGTTACCGCTGGTTCTGGCACAGGAACTCCTGTACTTGAAGTTGATGGAACAGTTAATAAGATTAGAAGTTTAGAAAATGGCTCTGGAATTGTAACTTCTCTCACCGCATCAAATGGAGCGCAGATAAGTCACAATTTCACAGCCAGCGCTTTAGGTCTTCCGATTCTTTTAAATACAACAGCAGCATCTCCTACAATAGCGAGCATTGTTGCGGGAAGCGGAATTAGTGTTTCGGCAGTAAACACCTCTGGCATTCAGATAACGTCTATTGCCGATGAAATAAACGCTCAAGTATCAATGCACGACAACACAACTGCTACAGTTATTGGAGCAATAAACACTCCAGTAAAAGTAGCAGGAACATTTTCTGTAGGAGAAGTTTCTACGTTTACAGCTGACAATACAGGCAAGCTGACTTACACAGGCGCAACCACAACAACGGTTCAATTTGCGGCTTCTGTGACCTTGGATGTTGTCGGAACTAATCAAGATTTAACGGTTCAGCTCCATAAAAATGGAATTGCAATTCCTGCCGCAAAGATATCTAGGACAGTCACTTCTGGATCAGCAGGAAACGTAGGTTTATTCTACAACATCTCAATGACTGCTTCTGATTATGTAGAGATCTATGTAGCTAATAGTTCAAGCACAAACGACATAACCGTGACGGACTGTTTGTTCGGAGTATCTTAGATGCCTAAAGTAGTCCTGCCTATAGCGAACGGATTCTACGAAAGCGATAGCTTGCCTATTTCGGCTCAAGAGTGTGTAAACTTTTATCCGAATATTGCTCAAGCTCCTGCTCTTAATCAAGAAACGCTATATGGAACGGCTGGACTAGAAGAAGTAGCAAACGCCAATACCTTAACTGGTAACAGAGGCGCACACGAAATGAACGGTGTGCCTTATTTTGTTATGGAGAATCGTCTCTTTAGCATGGCTGCTGACTTCTCTCTTACTTTCCACGGTGAGATTGATGGGACTGTTAGAGTCTCAATGGCTGACAACGGCACACAACTTCTTATCTTAGTTCCTAATGGGAACGGATACATCTACAACCACGTTACGGACACATTCGCTCAAATCACAGATACAGACTTTACTGCGAATGGAAATCCGCAACTGGTTGTTTATATTGATGGCTATTTCTGTTTAACGACTGACAGTAAGAAGTTTATTGTTAGCGCGTTGAATGACGGTCTTAGCTATAACGCTTTGGATTTTGGTACAGCCGAATCAGATCCTGATGAAATTGTTGCTCCTGTAGTCTTTAAGAATCAGCTATTTATAGGAGGTTCGCAGACGATAGAAGCATTTCAAAACATTGGCGGCGCTGACTTCCCATTTCAACGAACAGGCTTATTCCTACAGAAAGGCATAGTCAGTCCTTTTAGTATTCAAACTTTGCAAGATACGTTTGTATTCATTGGCGCTGGTCAAAACGAATCGCCAGCAATTTGGACGCTACAAGGAAACGATGTAGCAAAGATATCCACTACTGCTATAGATAAAGAGCTAAGTGCTTTAACAGAGGCTCAAGTAGCTTCTATCTATTCATGGGGATACGCTGAGAAAGGCGCTTACTTTGTAGGATTCTCTTTGCCTAGTGGTACATTTGTTTATGACATAATTACTAAGCGATGGCATGAAAGAAAGTCTGTTATTGAAGGCACTCTTGGCGGCTACCGTGTTACCGCCTTAGTAAGAGCGTACAATGATATTTGGGCAGGTGATTTAGTAGACGGAAGAATTGGAAGCCTAAGTCCAGATGTTTTTGACGAATACGGAACAGAGATTAGGCGCTCTATAGTGACTCAGCCTTTTCAGAGCAACATGGAATCGTTTGTAGTTCCTGAAATAGAACTTACTGTTGAGAGTGGCGTTGGTAACGCTGCTGCTCCTGATCCTCAAATTGGCATGGCTCGCAGTCGTAACTCTAAGACTTGGAGCGATACTCGCTATAGAAGCATTGGTAAAATAGGCGAGTACAACCATAGAGCTATTTGGCGCAGAAACGGTAGAGCAGCTAGGTTTGAGTTGTTCAAATTTACCATCAGTGATCCTGTCAAGCCTGTAATAATACAGCTTACCGCTGACATAGAAGGTGTTCAGTGAGCTATAAATTAAATGTTGGTCAGCCCATAATTGAATCTAATGGGACTATGAGCCAAGCGTTTAGACAGTTTACTCAAGAGGCTTCTTTAAGCATTCCCATAGTTGGAACAGGAAGTCCTGAAGGAGTTATAGAGGCGGTACAGTATAGTTTGTATTTAGATAGCGCTGGAGCCGCTGGAGCTATCCAGTACAGGAAAATGCTACCTAGTATTGGTGGCGACAGAAAACAAGGCTGGATTCTTGCTTGATTACCAGAACGGTAGACGCTGACTTCATAAGGACATTCGTTACCGGATCTGATGTGTTTGATGAGATCAGCGAGGATAACTTCTCACGAAATGAGTGGTATCCAGATATGCACAGCGGCTGGTTTTTGCATACAGAAGATGATGAGGTCTGCGGCCTCTGGATGGCTGAGATGCGAAACGGCATCACCATAGAGATTCATCCAATGATCTTAAAAGAGTTCAGAGGAAAGAAGGCGTACAAAGGCGCTAAAGAGTTTTTTACTTGGATAACAAAGAATACCAAGTATGAAAAGGTTAACGCAGAGATCGCTACCTGTTTCCCAAATGCTAAGATGTTTGCGGTACAATGCGGCATGAAGTTAGAAGGAACTATAAGGCGATCTTTTAAAAAGAACGGCAAAATACATGACCAATGGTTACTAGGCATCACTAGAGAAGAACTAGAGGCGAGATATGAGTAAGTTAGTTAAATCACTATTCGGCGGCGAGTCTGATGAAGGCATCGAACGCGCAGAGAAAAGCAACCAGCTAACAAGAGACTTTCTTGCCAGAGCGCAGGATATGGCTCGTGCAGACATTCGCAAAACGATGCCTAGCCAAATGGCAGCTATGAATGCTGGCAATCAGGCTGCTTTAGATATTTACGGACAAGCCATGCCTCAGCAGGCTAATGCGTTTGTCGGTGGCAACGTAGCAAACCAGCAAGCAATCTTAGCTGGGATGCCTATGTATGAGCAGGCAATGCGTGGCAGTGGAGTAGATTACTCTGCTTTGCAGCCGTATCAAGGCAGCTACGATATGTCTTTTACTCAACAGCAATTACCTACTGCTGTGACTAATCCTGCCTACGCAGCCGAAGCGACAACAATTGATCCAAGAAATCAGCATTTGACTCCTGAGTTTCAAAACCAACAGGCTCAATTCATGCGGATGGGTGGTCAGGCTCAGAATCCGACAGCTAATGCATTGGCTGGCATGGGCATAGACGAAGCTGCTTTGGCTGAGCTTCAAGCAATGGAGCGACCATAATGGCTAGACAAGACAGAGAAGAAGATTACACCGAAGGTCTTGGCGGTTTTATTCCTGCTCCTAACGCAGAGGATATAGTTGTCCAATTTGTTCAAGGAAACCCAAACGCTTCTTTGGAACAAATTGCGGGATTGATTCAATCCACAGGTGCTGATTTGGGAAAAGTAGCTAATACTTTTGGCATCCCTATGGCTGAGGCTCAAAGCGCTTTTAATACAGCTATAGGCGCACAGACTCCTGTTGAGACTGCGGCAAACGAGGCAGCAGCAGCGCAAGCAGAGGTAGCTCAAGCAGCTCAGCAAGAAACTACGGCAGCAGCAACGGCAGAAAAAACTGGCCTTGATAATGTTTTGGATTACATAAACTCAGGCGAAGCCACTACCGATCAAGATATATATCGAGAGATGGCTAAGCAAGGCGTTGGCGTTGAGTCTTTAGCTGGAAATCTTGGCATTCCTATAGACGAAGCCACCGCTCGCTATACTCGCGCACAGGAAATGTCCCAGATTGAAGACATTGTTGCTGGCGGTCTTGATAGCGCAGCTAAAGAATTTCCTAACGGCATTCCAGACAACTTGTTAAGGCGCTACGCCTCTGAGACTAATCAGTCGCTAGAGCAGATAGCCACTAACATGGATAACTTTGGCGTATCCGTGGATGATATGTCTCGCGCCACTGGTATTCCTTTGGCTGAGGTTCAGAGTGCATACACCAATGCAAGAGGTGGCGGCGCTACAGTAACAAGCACTGGCGTTACTGACGCTGGTGGACTTACTGTAGATCAAGTTGCTGGTCTTGGTGGTGACGCTGGTGGCGCAGCTGTAAATACTGCCACTATCGCAGACACAGCGGCTGTAGGAGGCCGAGCAGGATCTGCTGGTAACACAGGTCTTGCTGGAGCTGAGAGAGCTTTAGGAGGCGGTCTAGCTGGCGCTGCTACTACTGTAGATACTGGAGCAGGCCAAGCTAGGTCTGACTTGCTTGCTGGTACTCAATTGGCTCGTAATGATTTAGCTACTGGCGCTCAAGATGCAACATCGGCAATAAACACAGGGACTAACCAAGGTCTAAACGCTTTAACCGCTGGTTTAAACGCAGGCCAATCTCAGATACAGCAAGGTACTAACCAAGGTCTTCAGGCTTTGACGGCTGGCTTACAATCTGGCCAATCTCAGATACAGCAAGGCACTAACCAAGGTCTTCAAGCTTTAACGGCTGGAATGCAGGCAGGACAATCTCAAATTCAGCAAGGCACTAACCAAGGTTTACAGGCGCTTACTGCTGGGATTCAATCTGGTCAGCAGAATATAAATCAAGGCGCATCCGCAGGACTTCAAGCGTTAGGACAAGGACTTGGAGTTGCTAGAGGAGATGTTGCCTCTGGAACTGCGGCTGGCTTACAAGCGCTAGGACAAGGCTTAGGTGCAGCAAGGCAAGATATTACCACAAGCACAGGGCAAGGATTACAGGCTCTCGGTCAAGGCTTAGGCGCAGCTAGACAGGATATCTCAGGCGGCACACAAGCTGGCCTTCAGGCGCTATATCAAGGTCTTGGCGGCGCTAGAACAGATCTTCAGGCAGCTCAACAAGCTGCCAGCCAACAATATGGAGCAGGTCTTGGAGACATCACTCAAGCTCGTGATCTTGCGTCTCAGCAAGTTGGTCAGGCTTTTGGTCAAGCTGGTCAGATGTTTGATCCTTACCGTCAGGCAGGCGCTGCGGCAACACAGCAACAGGCGGCGTTATCTGGCGCTCTAGGACAAGAAGCATTTAATCAGGCATTTCAAGAAAGTCCTGCTCAGCAATTTTTGCGCGAGCAAGGTGAAAGAGCAGCGTTACGAACGGCTTCTGCTCGTGGCGGCTTAGGCGGCGGTAACGTCATGAAAGAGCTGTCTAGGTTTAACACTGGCCTTGCTGCTCAAGACTTACAAAATCAGATAGGCAACCTTCAAGCTCTTGGCGCTCAAGGTCTTGGTGCCAGTGGCAGCGCGGCGCAATTTGCCGCTCAAGGCGGTGCTGCTCAAGGAGACTTGCAAACGCAAGCAGCTCAACAGATGGCAGCTCAGCGCGGTCAAATGGCTCAGTCTCAGTTAGGAACTGGTCAACAGTTGGCTGGACTTGGCACTCGTGCCGCTGAGTCAGGTTTGGGCGCTTTGACTCAAGCTGGTCAGCAACTAGGTCAATTAGGCGTAACTGGCGGCACACAAGGCTTGCAAGCAATGCTTGGTCAAGGGCAACAGCTAGGTCAGTTAGGCGTTACTGGTGGTACTCAAGGATTAAACACAATCACAGGTTCGGCGGGAAGATTAGCCGACATGGCTTACGGTGCTGGCGGTCAAAGCCTTCAGTCATTACAGCGAGCAGGAGAGCAGACAGGTCAAATGGCTTACGGCGGTGGCACTCAAGGCTTGCAGGCGCTACAAGGCATGGGCAGAGATTTAGGCCAGATGTCTTATGGCGCTGGTCAGACAGGCTTGCAGGCTTTGCAAAACATGGGTAGCGAGCTAGGACAAATGTCTTACGGCGCTGGTCAAACAGGTTTGCAAGCGCTACAAGGCATGGGAAGTGAGCTAGGCCAGATGTCTTACGGCGCTGGCGGTCAAGGCATGAATGCGTTGATTGGCTCAGGAAACAGCATAGCTGACATACTTAGCGGCAGGTCTTTAGGTCAGTCTCAGCTTGCAATGCAGGCAGGCCGTGGCTTGGGTGATATCAGTATGCAAGGCGCACTCACTAACGCTGGCATGATGTACGGAACTGGTCAGGACTTAGCTTCATACAGAATGCAAACAGGCCGTGACATAGCTAATAACATTACTGCTCAAATGAATGCTCTAGGCAATCTTCAGAACCAGCAAGGCATGGGAATGTCTGATCTGTACGGTCAGAACGCTGCTGTCTTGGCTGGGCAGCAGACTAATGCCTCTAATAATATGGCTAACACCATTGGCGGCTATGGAAACAATATGGCTGGCATAGCAATGGGAACTGGTGCTAATTACAATCCTAACTCCACAGGCCAGACAAGTCAGGTTGACGGTATATTTAATACTGTAGGAAGAACGCTAAGCGGTTTTGCAACTGGTGGCGGTGCCGCCGCTCCTGTGACTAGCTCCATTCCTTCTTGATAAAAAGGTAATATAATGACTGATGAAGAATTTGAAAAAATGCTTGCTGGTCTTCCTGTAAAGAATGAGGATGCTGATCCTATTTCTAGGGCGGCTGCTAATGTGAGGCAACCTACTGCAAGTTCAGTTTCAAGCCCATCATTTACAGTTATTCCTGACCAAGAAAAAGACAGTTTTTTTGATAAAGCTGGTCGTTTTATGCGTGGCTTTGGCGCTGGTTATGCAGGAAAAGGCGAAGAGTATCTTGAATCTTTAAGGAATCAACGCCAACAAAAAGATATGAAACTATTGCAGGCAAGTGCTTTAGACGCGAGAGCCATCCAACAGGCCATCCAAGGCGAAGATATTCCAAAGGCTATAGATGTTCTTGTTGACCGCATGAGCATTCTTGAGCGAATGGGTGAGGATACTTCAGACACAAAGATGCTCAGAGATGCTCTTGTAGGCGGCAGGCCAGATATAGTAATGGGAGAGCTAAATACTTTTCTAAACGCATTGCCTAAGCAAACCATTGATCCAAAGATGATTACAGATCAAGGCCAGATGGTTACTCAGAGGCTTGGAGGAGATCCTACCGCTCAAACTGTTGTTGGGTTTACTCCTGAAGAGCCTGACAAGCCAGCAACTCTCAGAGCATTAGAAGAAAGAGCTAGGTTAGCTGGAATCCCAGAAGGAAGCGAAGCGTACAAAAGGTTTATGGAGTTTGGCGGCGGCAGTTATCAAGAAACAGCTAAGCTCGGAGTCAAGTACAGGAATGGAACTATAATAAACTATCCAGCTTTTGGCGATCCAATCGTATATGAAAACGGTGTTAGGATTACAGATTCAACAAAAATAGAAGAAGCTATAAAAGCAGGAATTGAATCAGGCATATTGGAAGCTGGAGGAATAGCAGGCGCTCAAGCTCTAGCTAAAGGCCAAGAAGAGCGTTCTCAAGAGGTCATAAATAGAGGTAGGTCTGCGGCAGAAAGCACGGCATTGCTACGAAGGACTCTCTCTTTACTAGACAGCATACCAACAGGAGGATTAGCGGCTGCTAAATTAGCAGCAACAGATTTTCTTGGTGTTACAGGAGCTGATGAAGGAGAGCTTTCTGCTAACTTGGGCAGAGCAGTTTTATCACAGCTTAGAGAGACTTTTGGTGCAGCATTTACTGAAAGAGAAGGCGCTAGATTAGATAGGCTTTCTGCTAGGTTTGGAAGAAGCACTGCATCAAACCAAAGAATAATTCAACAGGCTTTGATGATAGCAACAGAAAGTGCCAATAGAGCAATAGCAAGAGCTGAAGATGATGGAGATATTGAAACAGCAAGTGAAATAGAAGATATGTTGTTGTTTGAGGTAGCTCCACAAAAACAAAGAATCAAAGTTAATGCTGATGGCGAGATAATAGAGTAAACAGGAATATAACGAATGGAACCTATAGAGGTCGAACTTCCAGACGGAAGAATTTTAGAAGTTCCTGCTGGGTCTAGCGCAGAGTTTATCAAGGCACAAGTCCAGAGGTTCATGTCTGGAGATGCGCCTACGTCAGCCGCTGAACCTGCTAGATCGTCTTTAACAATTGGGCAAGAAGCGCTTCTTTCTGGAACTCAATCTGCATTTGATGCAATGGGCGCAGAGTCTGGGCGCGGTCGCAACATGGGAGATATCTTTAATGCGACATTGCGTGGAGAGCAGTCTTTAGATGAAGGCATTGTTCAAACAGTAGGACAAGGCGCAGGCTACATTGGAGATCTTGTCGGAGCTGGAGTTGAAAAATTAGGAGAAGGTCTTTCTTATATTACGCCTGATCCGTTAGAAGATGAAGTGATAAACCAGCTAGGCATTTTCATGGATCAGCCTATGATGAGAATGGCTATGCGAGCTTTGGAGCAAGGCGGCGAGGCATGGGAAAGATTTTCAACAGAGAATCCAAGAGCCGCTAGAAACATTTCTGCTGTAACGAATATAACTGGTGTCGGTGTTCCTACAAGAATTGGTGGAACTACTGTTTCCAGAATGGCTAGAGAATACGAGCCATCATCTGCAAGACAGGCAAGAGTCGATATTGAAAGCGGAGGAACGCCTGCAACAAATGTAAGAACAGCTCCTTACCGATTAGAAGAAACTCCAAGAGGAGCGCCAACAGTAGTAAGTGAAGTCGGGCCTCTGCCAGAGCCTATTCCTACTAGAAGAGCTATTAAGAGTCCAGTTCAGCAGCAAGCAATCAAACAAGGTTTTGATGAAGGCTTAGTGGCTATGATTCGAGAGGCCAGTCCAGCGGATCGCAGGAATATGCTTCAATCATTAAATATAATGGAGCAAGCTACTGGCAACAAAAGATTCAGTATGGAGAATAGAACCACTGATGTGGCAGGTCAATCTGTTCTGAAAAGGTACAAGGCTATTAGAGAGGCTAATACTAAAGCAGGCAGAAGCATAGACCGCTACGCCAGACAGAATCTTAAAAAACAGTATGTAGATTTCGATCAGCCTGTTAATAATTTTATGTCCGAATTGCGAGACATGGGAATAAGGCAGCGCAATGATTTGTCTTTAGATTTTTCTGGTTCTGACATTGAAAATTTAACAGGTTTAGAAAATTTTATAAGCAGAATTGTTGATAGAATGGCAAGCCAAAGAGATATGACTGCTTACGAAGTACACACGTTCAAAAGGTTTATTGATCAGCAAATGACATACGGAAAAATACAAGAAGGATTGGGTGGAAAAGTTGAAAACGCAGTAAAAACTTTAAGACGCAACCTTGATAATGTTCTTGATGAAAACTTTCAAGGATACAATACGGCAAACACAAGATACGCCGAAACTATCAATGCGATGAATGAGTTCCAAGATTTAATGGGAAGGAAGATAGATTTTGACAGTCCAAGCGCTCCAACTGCTGTAGGAACTAAGCTAAGAGGACTAGGATCTAACATACAAAGTCGAGGCAGGCTGCTTGACTCGCTGGGAGAATTACAGACTCTTGGTAATAGATATGGTCAATTTGATGACGATGTAATAAACCAAGCGGCTTTCACAATGGATCTGGATAAGGTTTTTGGAACTAAAGCTGACACAAGTTTTGCAGGCCAAATTGGAGAAAGAATTCCAACTACTAAAGGTGAAATGACTTCAGCAGCAGCAAGAGCTGCGGCTAATAAAGTCCGTGGAATAAATCAAGAGGCTCAGTTTAAAGCAATGAGAGAATTGCTAAACAGCTTTGGCGATAGCATAGGAAACTAAAATGGCTAGATTCGGTGAAATTAACGCACAATACTTTGATGACGCTGGTGATCCATTAGGCAGCGGCAAGCTGTATTTCTATGACTCAGGAACTACTACTCCTAAGATTACCTATGCAGACATCAACTTTACCATTCCAAATACCAATCCGGTAATTTTAACTGCGGCAGGCCGTCAGCCTAATATCTTCTTTGACGGTGTAGCTAAGGCTATTCTTGCTGATAAGAATGACGTACAGATCCTTGTCAGAGATCCTGTAGGCGAGACAGGAACGAATTTTGGTGATCCTTGGGTAGCCACTCGTATTTACTCTACGAACTCCGTGGTGATTGGTAGTGACGGTGTTTACTACCGCTCGCTTGTTGCTGGTAATCAAAACAACAATCCTATCAACACTTCTGGTTTTTGGTCTTTACTGTATTCGATACAGTGGAATGCTGGCATAACCTATCAGGAAGGCTCAATCGTCACCTATGACGGCGAGCAATATCAAAGCCTGACTAACGGTAACGTCAATAACAATCCATCCATTAGCGCTGCTAACTGGGTTTTATTAAGTTTTGCTTGGATATCTACAGCGGAGTACGCATTAAATCAGAATGCAGTAGGCACTGATGGCGTTCTGTACACTTCCCAACAGGCCGCTAACACTGGAAACGATCCTTCAGATCCTGCAAATCGTCCTACTTATTGGGTTGGAACGTCAGCGGATGCGGCTGCTAGTGCGGCAGCAGCAGCGGCGAGTGCAACTGCAAGCGCTTCAAGCGCCAGCGCATCGGCCTCCTCGGCTACCGATTCACAGAATAGCGCCACGGCAAGTGCCTCAAGCGCTACCGATAGTGCCAACAGCGCCACTGCATCGGCCTCATCGGCTTCTGCAAGCGCCAGCTCTGCTACTGATTCGGCGAACTCTGCCGCTGCTAGCGCCGCATCTGCGGTAGATAGCTCTGGTTTTGCTACTGCTTCTCAAAACAGTGCTATAGCTTCGGCAGCAAGCGCAGCAGAAGCAGTAGATACGCTAGAAGAATTTGAGGACATTTACCTTGGCGAGAAAGCATCCGATCCTACAGTGGACAATCAAGGGCAAGCTCTACAGACAGGAGCTTTGTACTTCAACACTACCACAAACATTCTGCGGATTTACAACGGTACTGCTTGGCAGAATTCAGCGGATATCGTTACAAGTTTAACTTGGTCGCAGATAACAGACGCGCCTGATTACAACGGACAGGCTACTAAGTATCTCAAGTCTACTGGGGCGGCGATGTCTTGGGAGACCGTACCGGACGAGATACCTGACCAATCAGGGCAAAATGGCAATGTTCTGACAACTAATGGTACTGTGTTAATAT